CACTAATTGTAAATGTTGTAGCACCTGTTGCAGGGACTACGAGCTCAAGCAAACCACTTGCAGTAGCTGCTGCATTGACCATGATAGCTGGATCAATAGCAGAAGGTGCATATGCATTAGGTCCACCACGTGTTACTCCACGGATAGCCAGCTTGTTGGCCTGTTCGATTGCTGTGTTTGGTGTAATAGCCATGTTAGAATCCTCTCACGGTTGTGTTGTATTGGTCATTTTGGAAAACATAACCAACGTTGTTTTGTCCCTGCCATCCGTTACCACTAAGAGTAACTGTTGCAGATCCACCAGTGACGGCTCCAGCAAAAGTTTGAGGTAACCAAACATTGAACCATGGCTCGTTATAGATTGTAGTGTTGCTAAGTACAGTTCCACTAGGGATGACTGCACCAACAGGGGTCGTAATCTCTTCGCTCATTTAAGCTCCTTATAAAGGTGGAGCTTTGCAGTCCACCGGTTTTTATGCGTTCTTTGGCTTAGTCGGAGTACTTGTGCTACCTGACCAAACTTGTTCCCAAGTCTGCGCAGGACCCTTAGGTTCTGCTTCATCTGGCAAGTCAATCTTGTACATGCCATTATTGTCACTAGCACCAGCTGCAAGACTTTCACGGAGGTGATCCATGTGGTTCTCGCTACTGCTGTTTTCGTCCTTTAGCTCAGCGATCTTTTCCATGGCCTGCTCTTCGCTGATAAAAGCAATTCGACCACGTTGTACGGCTCTAAGTACGTAGGGATCCTGACGAATCTCTGATGCAATAGGCTGGATGCTTCCATGATAACCTAGTCCGGCTAGCTTAAAGCTACCCTTAGGGTTAGAAAACACCGTTGCACTGCTCATGAGATTCTCAATCCAATCTGCAGTTGAAATTTCCTGCATACCGGTAAAAGCAACTGGTGCAGCAGCACGGGACTTGCTCAAATCGGCTGGATCTGGACGGTGATCTTCAACATATCCTCCCAAGTCCACTACTGGGACTGGGGTTGATTCGCCATTATCACCACTACGAGAAACTGTTTTTGCCATTTTAATTCTCCTATCTTAAGGGGATTTCTCCCTAAATAGGTACGAGATATTCATACCTAGTTGTTACGTCGAGGGTATTTCTTTAATACAAGTTTTACATCCTGGTGGAGCCCAGATCCTAAGACCCAGACCCCACCTAGATGTGTTAGGGCAATTAAGCCTTAACGATCTTTCCTAGACCACGTGGGTTAAGAACAATCTCTGAAACGAGCTCGTCCATTACCCATCCCTTGTGGAACTTCTCAGGGGTGTGGTTTTCTTCTACATCGAGTGAGTACATAACTGGGAATACACCGAGGAATTCTGGTGATGGAGTCATGTAAACTGTTCCCTGTGGAACTTCGATTGAGCGCTGAACTTGGAAGCCACCGAACTGAACGATACGCTCACCGGCAACAACGCGGTCCTTGAATGCCCAACCTGTTTGGTTGATGTCCCACTTGTAGAGGTCACGGTAGTCAATTGGGTTGAACAATAGACGTGAAGCCTCAAGTTGGTGAACTTCAATCAAAGCCACGAGGTCGTACATTGAGTCAGGAGTAATGTATCCTGAAAGCTCGTTAACAACGTGGTTAGGTGAAACTGTGTGGTTAGGGTCAACTGCATAGTTGTTAATAGCAGCTTCAAGAACAGTGATAAGACGTGCGTCTTCCTGCATCATGATAGCTTGCTTTGACATGTCCTGTGCGTATTCAACGATGTTAACACGTAGGTACCAGAGGTCTTCCTTCTTAATCTGAGGGAAGGTGGCGATACGGAACAAACGGACTGGTACTTTCTTACCTTCGAATGGGGTGACGCGAACTTCACCTTCATTACCAGATAGGATGTATGCCTGACCGTATTCGTCAAGTACGTCGTACATGACTGGAACACCAGGTGTTAGTGGATCTTCCAGAAGAACGTTACGGGTCATACCTTGGTAACGGAGCTTAAGCTGGATAGGACCAATCATACCCTGGCCCAAACGGACCATGTAGTTGTCCTTGTCTGCAAGAATACCTGCAAGACGACGTTGCTTCTCTTCACGAGTAGCTGTCTTACGACCTGTTGCTGATGATAGACGCTCTTGAGCTTCTACAATACCAGCGACGTAATCGTCTGACTTCTTAGCGGTGCGTGGAGCCAAGTGATCGGCAATTGCACCATTAGGGGTCAATGAACTCATTATTGTATTTCCTTTCAAAAACCCTTAGGCGGTGGCGCCGAATGGGACTAGACGAACAGTGATCTGTGTTGGGCTGATTACATCAATCAACTCAGCAACTGGAACAGCACCAAGAGTGTTGGCAGATCCAGAAGCAGATGTGATCTGACCATTAGCGTTCGTGTAAAGCAATGTACGAACACCAGTAGTAAGAACAGTGTATGATTGTGTTGTGTCAAAAGCCGGAGCAGTGATTGTGAAGAAGGCGTTTGAACCACCGAGCCATACGGCCCATGAGTTCACACCAACCTGAGTCACATCATCAATGTTCGGGTTGCGGTCGAGGGCAGACAGACCAAATGGCTTGGCACCAGATACAGCAACAGCTGTACCAGCATTTGCTACGGTGTCAGGTCCAGTTCGGTACATAACCATACCTGAATAGATATTGGTTGTGTCTGATGGGTCCAGGAACGTGTTGTATGGAGTAGCCTCGTACTTTTCGTACAATGGAGTACACGTACGGTGAACCCCAACGTTGGCTACGCTATTAAGTTGCAGCATTTTTCTTTCTCCTTAGTTAGGGACTGTTAAAGTGTCATCAGCCAATCGTCAGACTGAATGTCCTGACGAGTAACTGCTGAGGCCGTTGTCAACCGACCCATTTCGGGCAAACGATTATTTCCACTTGCCACTTTTTGGCTCCGGGGTTGACGTGCCCCAGATTCTTCGAGCATGTCCAAGCTAGCCTTGAAACCGGCAAGCTTTGAATCTGACATTTGCTCAAACTTTGCGATGTGCTTAGCACGGTCATTATTCTGGACCATTCCAAGCTTCTCGAGTCGCTCTACGATTTGAAGACTTTCAAAGATCTTCTCACGTGATGCTTGTACAGCAGCGACAGTACCTTGATATCCAACGAGTGCTGGGTTAGTAGCATCGTAAGGCCATGGGTTGTTGTCGTCATCTTGCTGCGGAACTTTACCTGTTTCTGCACCATCGTTGTAGAATGGTACGTATCCAGCGTCTTCACCATTGACTTCTTCAGGAACCTGAACGTCAGTCTTGTGGTCAGCAGCCATTAGTTCGTCGCGGTCCCAGACACCAGCTTGGTCATCTAGGTCACGTACGTCAACAATTTGAAGAGTTTCTTGGTTGCCGTTCGTAGCTTCCTTAGGTTCTTTCTTGCCGTCACAGTCTTTAATCTTGCAACCAGGACCTGAACAGAATTCAGTACGAGAAGCTTTCTTCTTTGACTTCTTGCCCTTGCACTTATCGCAACCTTTGCCCTTGCAATTCTTGCACTCTTCTTCTTCGTCTTCGTCTTTCTTAGCAGCAAACTTGTTAATGTCATCAACAAGTCCTTCAAGCGCTTCGAGGTCAGCTGAAGCTTGACGGTAGTCACCGGTAGTAGCAAGGTCGCTCTCGATGTCAAGAACGATACCAGCAACAGTACCAATTACTTGGTTGATGTCATTGTCGGCACTAGCAAAACGCAGTACAGTAGCTGCATCGTTAGAAGCAGTAACTAGGTTAGAGAAGTCAAAGTCTACTTGTGTCTCAATAGCGTCACGGATTTCACGTGAAGCTTTGTAAACGTTGTAGAGACTCTCATCAATTGGGTCTTTCTTAGCGTACACAGGGCCTCCTTCGGCGTATACAGCGCTGGAACCAGGTCCACCGATGATTTCACCCATTTCAGTAGCATCAAGGTCTTGAACATCAACTTGGTGAGACATAGGCTGATTAGCAACCCAGTCTGCAACTTCTTCAACAGGTTCTGGTGCTCTTTCAGCAGCACCGAATCCGCTATCAAGGTTGATAGTATCAACTTGGTTATAAGGTTCTTGGCGAGGTGTTGTTACTGCACCCTCTCCTACACGCTGTTGGTAGGCATTGTCTGCCTGCTTGACCAGCTCATCATCGAAACGGCTCATTGTAGCTCCTTGCTTTCGGCGTTTTCGTCGTTTTTATTTTGTGCATCCATCTGAGCGCTTTGCTGGAGCATGTTCTTCATGCGAGTTGTTGCATCCATGCTAGCGTTCATTGAATCATCTTGTAAAGCACCAAGATCAGTATTGTCCTTGGCACTCTTTTTTAACTGCTTTTTTGTTTTTTCGATCTTTTTTCCTGCAGGACTCAAAAAGTTTCTTTGAATCTTTTTTACCATCCTAGGATCTATACCCAGGAACTTAGGTCTTTTAAATCCTAAAGCTCCAGCAATTTCGTGACCACATGCAGGATTAGTGCAAGAACCCGATAATTCACCCTTTTTGAGGGAATCATTATCAAATGATAAATCACCACATCTTGGACATTTAGTCTTACCAGTCGAAGGACCACTAAGATCAATGCCATTAAAATTGTTTGGCATCATGTCCACAAAAGACAAACTTCTAAAAGCAGCCTTCTGTTGAATCCCTTGTGCTTGCTGCCATTCTTGAATGGCTTCCATAACACGTGGATCAATGTAATTGCAATCCGGGCAAATACCATCTCTAAAACCATTACTTTGGCACTGCGGGCAGTCACCAAGAACAGTAATAGGGACACGAATCAATTCCAACGCATACTTCTTAATATCGCTAGATATCTTTAAAATAGGCATTAGAAACGCTTCTTATCAAGCAGCCAAGCACTTTCATCAGCAGGCTCAAATACAAAGCTTAATTCGAAAAAGTTTGGCTTTATGCAACTTTCGTAAACAAGGCTTTCGATGCGCTTTCCTTGCTTATAAACAGTTACAGTACGGCCTTTAAGACGAGGAATGTGAGTACAGTATTCAGCAGGCTTGCTAGCATACTTACCACAAGCACTGCATTGAGTGCCCTCTACGTCAGCTCCCATACTGACTGCATTTAGCTGACCTTCCATAATGGAGTTGGCTAGCTTGGGAAAAGTCTGGGCATCTACTTCCATCAAGCAATAAACGCTTGCGTCAATAATACCACTTGCTAGTTTACTTTCTTTGTAAACAGCATCAAGAATAACACCGCGAGCACGCTCTGGATCAGAGTTGTTGTGCTCTACGTAAATTGGTCGGCCAACAAAAGTCTTGTAACTTTTCTTAATTTGGTCTACAGGCCAACCATCGTAATTAGCATTAACTCGGCTACTAATAGCACGAGAAACTGCATAGACATATCCAGGTTCTGGATCAAAATTAAAGTCTGCAAGCTTAACGTCGTGGAGCTCAATAGGCTGGCTATTGCCAGCAAGAGTCTCACGTCCCATAAGGGTTACAGTTGGTGCACCAAATTTTATCATCTTCGAAACCTTTTGTAAGCTAGAAGTTGCGTTACATCGTTGTAATATTTAAGATTGTGTTAATTTTATTCTTCTGAATCGATTAGGCCCTCATGGTAACCTAGGTGTCGATTCAAATCACGTCCGATGCCGTCAACTTTGTGCTCAAGTCGATCCCATTGGTCTTTAGCACTAGACCCACCATTATTACGGTGTTGAGAAATTAGTTGTTCAAACTTGTCGTTCATGTTTTCTTTGGTGCGACCAAGTTCTTCTTCTATTCGTTCTAGTTCTTTAGAACTATGTTTAGCAAAGTATCTTTGTGCTATTTTACCTAAACCTGCTATAGTAACGAATGTGAAAGAAGCATTGGCAATATAACCAAACCAAGCGTTTGAAGAATTAAAAAATGATGATGCGAGCATATTTACTCCGCATCAATTTTTTCATAAATACTATCGGTTAAGTCGAGCTTGTGAGCATTTCTGCATGTACTACCTTCGCCCTCTTTAATAATGTCTAGCTTAACTAGTGGGCTTACAATGTCAAGGAAGCTTTTCTTATTGAAAGAAACCTTGGGAAGTATGCGAGGAGTCTCGTTATTAAAGAGAGTGCTCATATGTTTCTCCGATGAATAAATAATGCATTATCTAATAATTAATGCACTCTATAGATGATTATAAATCTTCTTTTGTTTCTTTTGTGGGATCTATCTGAGTAATTGCTGGTTCGCTCATAGCAGTTCCACCGCCTGGGCTACCTGTTCCTGCACTATCAGCAATTGGATTGCCACTATGTGCATGGTTTGTTGGAGTAGGAATCATTGCATCATCGCCATCAAGTGCGTTAGCTAAATGTTGTTTGAATTCATCTTCATTAAATTTTTCATAACTACCATCTGAAATAATCTTCATACCCTTAGCAAGTTTCATACGTTTACGTTTCTTCTGCTCAAAAGGGACTGCAAATTTCATACGTTCACCATAGGTAACAGTTTCGAATGGTTCTTCATCATATTCTTCCCAACCTGATACTGATGAAGTCTTCCTATTCTTTTGAGGTCCATTCTTTGGACCCTTCTTGGAAGGCTTAGGTTGGTTCTTACGTTGTTCGTAGCTTTCTTCAGGGCGTTGACGTTGTTTGTCATTTGCAGCCATTTGATTCATGCTTGGATAGATTTGTGCTCCAGCTGCAGCATCACTATTACCGATAGGGTTACCGGTCATGTTAGGGGCAGCTGGAGGTGTTACGAGTCCCGCCATGGCTCCAGGAGCAAGTTGTGCTCCTAGTGAAGGATCTTCGAGCATGGCAAGGTAGGCCTGGTATTCCTGTACATATTCTGGTGGAATTGGTAGTTGCAGAGTAAGAAGGCGATTGAATAGATCCCTCTTAAATTGTTGTTCTGCAACAACTGTTTTAATCTTTTCTTCACGACGTGCATCGATTTCATCATCAAAATCAATCGGAATGTTGACTGCAAGAGTACCCAATGAGATTGGGAATCCTGATGCACTCAATTGTTGCAGGAACCCACGTTCCACCGTTTCATCACGTAGGTTCATACTACGGAAGCGAACTTCCGGAATGGCTAGCTTTGGACGTTCTTCAACGTATTCAGCGCCAGTTTCTTCATCAACCATCAATACTGTTTCCATTATTGGAACCATTTGACCACCGACGTTACGCATCTCATAGTGACCCTGTCGTTCAGCAACAGGTTCCATACGTGAACGGATAAAACCTTCGATCTTGTGTTGGTATGTAGAAAGCATTTGAGTAATCAACTCACGGTTGAGTGCTCCAGAAGCGTATGTACCGCCCTGTCCACCCTGAATGAGGTCACTACCGATACCGAAGACACCCATGACGTTAGTTTGAACACGTAGGAAGTCTTGGTCAAGTCGTGGCATTGTTTCACGACCAAAAGCGTTTTGAATTGTTAGACCATGGTGATAGGTCATCAGACGGAAGTCTGAGTTTATGGCCATGGCCAAGTCGTCACGCAATGACTGGAGTTCTTGTGCATCTGGGATCCACGGTCCATCTTGGTCAACGTCTGGTAGACCGAGAGTAGCCAAAATAAGTGGACTGTATAGACGGTCAGCAATAGCATCTTGAGCAGCATTAAGACTTTCCTCCAACATGAGCATACGGAATGCACGGAGAAGAATAGGAGTACCGTGCTCACTCCATGGGTTGGTCTTGAATTTAATCTGCTTCATGATTACATCTGAAACAGGAATCTCTTTATCTTGACGAGCCCAAGCAACAACATCTGGGTAAAGTTGCATAAGCATTGCATATTCTTGAGGAGGGTCACGGCGTTCAATGAGACGCTTGATCTCTTCTGGAACTTTTACGTGATATTGATAAGTTCTTAGAGCACGATTCTTTGCAACGATAACATCGTTAGGGTTGATGATTTCATCTTCTTCCCAAGCACCAATACCATCATGCCAAGAACCCATTGCAAAAGCTTCACCAACAGTCCAGTGTTCACGACCAAGGTCATAAAGGAATTCGTTGTAATTTAGTCCGTCAAAGAAAAGATCGTTATAGAAGTCACTAATTCTTTTGTCTGGGTGAACTAGCTCAATGTCTAGTAGCGGGAATCTCGTATAGATATCAATAAGTCCAGGAACCAAGTGATGAGTCGTGTAGAGAAGTCTTGCCCAGTCTCGGATCTTTCTCGTTTGTTCATCAGGGTCCTCCATGTTGAACCACCACGTGCGTTCACGCCAGTATTCAAATGGGTCATGCAACTTAGGGAGTGCCCACTGAGCATCTGATCCAGTTGCAGCAGCAGTTCTACGACCAACAGTGTTGGCCATGCCTTCCATATTTAGATGGCCACTGCTACCTAGTTTATTAAGTCTGTCACGTCCTTGAGTTGTACCACCCATAGCAGCAGCCATAGGGCCAATCTCGTTGAGCATAGCTCCAGGGGTTGCTGCACGCTTCAACATGTCCCTAGCGGCTACACGGCCTGCTATAGGGTTCTTAGGAAGGGTAATACCGGCTGTCTTCATGCGGTTAAGTTCCGCAGAGGCACTCCAGTCTTTCTGTGACATTAATAAGGCTTTCTAGTAAGCTTTGCAACTGCAGATGTCAACACCGGGGATTGATTGGTGCCCACATCCATACATTCCAATGTCTCCACTGAATCGGACGATCCCGCCTGACTTGTTCTGAGTAATTGGATTGCCATTGAAGTCAAAGTTAGCACCAACTCTACGAGTGCTACTTAATCTTATATTCTGTTCTCTATCCATGTCAAGTCCTTATCCTATGTAGTCTGAGTTATTGCGAGTAGCTGCATATGGTGGAGTTCCATTCACAGTTGAAGTAATCTTACCACTTAGAATAGTATAATTAACAGGAGCTTGGATAGATTCTTGACCAATATTTCCATTAGCATCGGAAGCGTTGCTACCAATTCCCATAGCGCTAAGATCAGTAAATAGACCTGGAATAGTCCAATCAATGATTCCCGTTCCACCACTAGCTGTAATGCGATAAGCTGACTTTGGAAACTCTGCAGTGGCAGCGACATTATTTAAAGTAAATGTTTGGTTACCACTTGTAGAAGTTACGGTACCAGTAAGCACGGTGATCCATGCTGGTGAGTTGTAATCAGTATTCTGATAACTTCTGTTATTACTACCCTGTAGTTGTATAAAACAAGTTCCGCTGAATCCTGCTTCTAGCCAAAGGTCAACAAAGAGTGTCTCCATGTCAGTTGGAGTAATTGAAGGATCTGGTGAGCATACGAAACCAACATCAGTTGCTCCGTTGCCATTCACATTCAGGTTTAGACCTGGGACAAGGCTACCAACCATACCACCAGACCATTTAGTGCCACTAACATTAGTAGTGCCCACTACAGAGGTGTATGGAGGATTTGCTGGGTTAAGTGTTCCCGGCGTGCCATCATTCCCATAAATTGTAACGAATTGACCAAGCACGTATGGCTTTTTTGTTTGCTTAGGGCCTTTACCTTCTGCTGCCTGCATAATATCTCCTAGAGGCTCATATAATCTATACCGAGGTCATCTACATTAGAATCTTGTAGGAACCTCAAAGCATTTGTGCTGATATCGTTATCAGCAACGTTCACTGCTGGCGCATCAATAGGTGCTGACTGAACTGATTGAGGCCTAGGCGCTGTCTGAGCTTGTACAGGAGCAGGTGCCGAAGCAACCTTTACAGTCAGTGCCTTGTCAATCTTGCCCTCTACATTCTTTACAGAATTAGTTAGAGGAGCCAATACCTTATTTACTGCTTGTTCGATCTGTGGTCCAATTGGTTCTTCAACTGGCTTCTCAGGTCGGTTATAGTACTTCTGGAGAACTTGGTCACACAATGACCAGGTCAGAGAATCTAATCTTTCTCCAGTTAGCCTAATTATTCTTTTTGACTTAAAATCCCATGCATAGTAGTAAACATTATCGTCATAATCAGTCAATGTCCCAACGGATGTTTCATCATCTTGAGATTTGATTGATAAGAACTCTATGTTAGCTACGGTTTGTGCAACGGGCTCTTCGTGGGTAAATGGTACTTCAACCTCAAGGACCTCTTCTACCGGAGTAGAAACGATCTTAGTTTTCTGTGATCTAAACATAATTACTTAGTTTATAGTACCTTTAGTTAGAAAATACGAGTTCGTAATCAGCCTTACGCTCTACTGAAGCAGTCTTGTCATCCCATAGAACGGCAAACTCAGCATCGCCAACTGCAAGAACAGTTCCGGCAATCTTTGTAGTAGGTGTTTCAGCAACTACTCGTGAGTTAACAAGTGTTCCATTGTCTTTCTTAGCAACGATACCAAAGGTAAAGTCAACACGTGGCTGAGCATTGCGAAAGCCATTGACCTGTGAAGCTAGCTTAGAAGCCTTAACAGGTGCAAGCTGAAGGTCGCCTGTGCCAGCAACTTCTGGCTCTAGAACCATCAAAGCACGGTCTTGAGCAGGATTAGCGTCCTGAGCGTGCATGTGTGATTCGTCAACATAACGTTGGATCTGGTCGCCCAGTCCTTCGCGTTGCTGCATATAAGCGTCCATATTCTTTTCGAAGTGGTTGCTGTCGATGTCAATGAAGTCACCGATCCATTGCTCGTTTGGGTCCTGGAAGTTATTGTCCGGGTTTGCCATGTCTGCAACCTTAATATTAAAACGTGGTTCCATGATTTCTCCTGTACTTGGATACATACACTATGGTACATATCATATTGAATTACATTGTTTTAGTGGCTTGGTGGGACTGATGCCCCTGTGCCGTTACCGGCATATTGTGAAGCTGCATCTGTTGTTACGGCCTTAGCAACCTCAGGGGTCTTTTCCAAAGCGCTTTCTACCTCACCTGGTTGTGGATCCATACTATTAACAGATGCAAAAGCCCAAATATCCTCTTGCTCTTCTTTGTATCCTGGGATTAGACCTAGGTTACCTGCTACAGCAAGTGGTAAAGCAGTGGTTTTATTTTCAGATCCAATAAGAGATTGACATCCTTGATGACCATATAAAGGTCTTCCATCTGGTGCATACCCTTGCAGTACCACTGGTTTTTCTGAAGTGCCTGGGATATCACACCCACGGCATGGTTTTCCAATCAGTGCATCTGCTGGATCAGTATAAGATAGTTTATTGTTCATGATCTTCTTCCTCTTCTGGGGTTTTCATACCGAGCGCTTTGTAACCACCATTGATGTGGCCATGTTCTGTAATGCCTTTGATAGCCTTAGATCTTTCTTCAGGTTCTAGTTTTCTACCTAGGTTACCTTCAAAAGTATCGATGGCATCATTCTGATTCTCAGGGTTGCTAAGATCAAAGTTACCCATGTCAGGTACTTCTGATTTTGGCAAATCAAAGCTACTTCTAATATCTTCATTAATTTTGCTTCTGCCACTAGGAACTGATGGTCGTCTTCTTGACTCATCACGTGCAGGAGTTTCCAAACCATAAGTAGGAGAACTTAGTCTTACCTGTTCTAATGGTGCCAACTCAGGATTATTAGACTGTAGTCTTGCATAGTCAGGTTCTAGGCTATTCTTTATATAATCGTTAATTCTATCTAAATTCTCACCCTTACCAGTTGATAATTCTGGTGTTCTTAACGTTTCTTCGTCAATACCAGTCTTACCCCTAAAAACAGTAGTGGTTCTTATTTTTTTGTCTTTATCTGCTGGAGTTTGAGGTAATAGACTGCCATCAATATCGCTTTGAGGTCTAATTAACGACCTTTTACCAGCTGTAGCCATAATGGGTGCAGTTAAAGAACTAATCCTTGCAGAATTAGTAAGTGGAACATTTTTTTCAAAAGTAATTCTTTTTATTTTAGATGAAGATCTTTTACCAATAGATGGAAGAAATTCCGAAACTATATTTTCTATGTGTTTTCTTATATCCCTATCTTCAGGATCATAAATGTCAGGATCTCTATCAAAGAAGTCACCAGTATCTAAACTAATGCCTCTTTCTGGATGTGCCCCGTTACCTAGAATTTCAGCTTCGTGTTCTCTTGCAACATCTACAGGCGTATAGATACTAATTCTATCTCCACGTGTACCTTCAGGGTTAGCATTGACAATAATACCAAAAGCGCCATTGTCTTTAGGGCCTTGTGTTTGTTGTGCTTCTGATTGAGTAACTGGGAACTGTCTCCTGGTGTGATTAGTGTCCGAGCTACCCTTACCACAGATTGCACAAGCATCCAATGGCTTTGGCGAGTTCATACGCATTTGCGCTGGAGCCTGCTCAGGTTTTGGACCTTTACGACCTTCTGCCTCCCAAAGTTTTACATTCTCAGGAACAACAACGGGCCATTCTACTGTGCCTTGATCAGTTTGTATATCTGGTTCTTTACCAGTTCCATTGCATTCTTTGCAACCGGTGT